TCGGGATGAGTCTTACAACAGTCGCAGAACTCCGCTCAACACTCGGAGTCGGTACTTTGTATCCCGATGCAACCTTGCAAGAAGTCTGTGATGCATCCGATGCAGTTCTACTGCCTATGCTCTGGACTAATGTCGTGTACAACATTGCACATAGCAACACAGCGACAACAGGAACACTTTACTTTGAGGACAAGGTAGAAAAGGTCTTTTATGTCGGACAGACTGTTGTCATTGGTGGCAACGGATCAAAGTTCAATGGATCAAAGACTCTCACTGGAGTAGGCGATTACTCAATCACCTTTAACATTACAGGCAATAACAACACTCCAGCAGTAGAGCATCCAGTTCAACCTTTTGGCACAGTAACAGCAGACACTTATGTTGACTGGACTACAGATGCCGCAATTCAGAACGCAGCTTTAATGATCGCTGTTGAAATCTGGCAAGCGCGTACAGCCACCCTTTCAGGCAGTAACGCAGTCGATTTCCAGCCCTCACCTTATCGAATGAGCGCACAGCTACTCGCTAAGGTCAGAGGATTGATCGCTCACGCGCTGAGCCCTAACTCTATGGTGGGGTAATGACCGCACCTATTACCACCCTTCGCACGACACTTGCAACTGCCTTAGTTGATAACTCCAAGTGGCAGACTTTTGCATTTCCACCGGCAACAGTCCTTGCTAACTCTGTAATCGTGTCTCCAGATGATCCTTACTTGACACCTAATAACAATTCTCAGATTTCTATTAGTCCATTGGCTAACTTTAAGATCGTGATGACAGTTCCACTCTTTGACAATGAGGGAAACCTTAATGGCATTGAGGACACAGTAGTTGGTGTGTTCGCTAAGTTAGCGGCATCATCTCTGGTCTATAATGTAAGCGCAATCAGCGCACCAAGTATTCTCAACGCTGCTTCGGGAGACCTACTCAGCTGCGAGATGTCAGTATCAATCCTAACGAGTTGGAGCTAAGCATGACCGAGTGGGAAAAAGAGCAGGAAGCTTTCTTGATCAAGATCGGTCAAGTTAAGCCAGCAACACCTAAGCCAGTAACTAAGAAAGACGAGGAATAACCCATGGCTGTATTTCTAAACAATGGCGTGGTTTTGACAGTCAATGCAGTGGACTTGTCTGACCATGTGACAGCAATAACAATTAACCGCACATTCGATGAACTAGAAGTAACAGCGATGGGTGACTCAGGTCACAAGTTCGTTAAGGGTCTAGAAGCATCATCAATCACAATTGATTTTCTAAATGACACAGCCACAAGCGAAGTTCTACAGACTTTGCAAGCTGCATGGGGAACATCAACTACTGTGACAGTGAAGCAGTCATCTGCTGCAACATCTGCTACAAACCCTCTTTACACAATGACTTGCTTGATCAATAACACAACAGACATCAATGGCGCTGTTGCAGATCTTTCAACTCAGTCTGTGACTTGGAATGTAAACGGCACAATCGCAGTAACAAACTCATAATAAATTAAACAAAGGGGCAAACCATGGCAAGACTAAAGATAGTTCGTACAGATGGAAGTGTGCTAGAAGGCGAGATCACTCCAGCAGTGGAGTATTCGTTCGAGCAGTACGCTAAAAAGGGCTTCCATAAGGCGTTCCGCGATGAAGAAAAGCAGAGCGATGTCTATTGGTTAGCATGGGAAGTAACACGCAGGTCAGGTGAGTCTGTTAAGCCTTTCGGGATTGAGTTTATCGAGACACTGAAGAGTGTTGAGGTTCTAGACTCAGACCCTTTAGCTTAAAGCGCGATCTTCCATTCACCTATCTAATAGCTAGGCTAAGCATTAGATTGGGGATTGCGCCACAACAATTGTTAGATCTAGATAAGACAATGCTCGATGCATTAGTGCAAGGGCTCAAAGACGAAGCGAAAGAGGTCAGCGATGCAAATCGAACTACGCGGAAACGCTGACCTTCGCAAAGCATTGCGCAGATTCGCTCCAGATCTGGAGAAGTCTCTAAAGGTCGAGATGAAGCGAGGACTTGTTCCAGTTGCTAAGGCAGCTAGGGGCTTTGTGCCATCTCAGTCACCTTTAAGCAATTGGGCTGGTCGATCTTTTAGTGAGGGAAGATTCCCGATTTATAACGCTTCTACTATTAAGAGCAAAATCGGTTACACGACATCGACATCAAAGCCAAACGCTAAAGGCTTTAGTTCGATGGCTCGCGTATTTAATAACTCTCGCGCAGGTGCTATCTATGAGTCTGCTGGTCGCACCAATCCACAAGGGCAACCTTGGGTCGGTCCAAAAGGTCCAGCAGGTAATAAGTATTCGCACTCTAATAACCCTAGAGCAGGTGAGCAGTTTATTAACGCCATGCCACCTTTACAGGGCAGCTTGAAGGGTCGCGGTCGATTGATCTTTAGAGCATGGGCGCAAGATAAAGGCAGAGCAGAAGGCATTGTCAATAAGGCAATCACTACTGCTGAGATGGAATTGCTGAAGCGTTCCAGAAGTAACTCATTGAGGAGCGCAGCGTGAATTATTTAGAGACGATTAACATTGCATCCAAGTTCGATGCTAAAGGATTTAAGCAAGCTGAGACTGCCCTAGGTAAGTTATCCAGCACTGCTAAAAAAACAGCAGGTAGCCTAGGTCTAGCCTTTGGTGCTGCCGCTATTACTTCTTACGGCAAGGCAGCAGCTAAAGCCTTCGCAGAAGATGAAGCAGCAGCCCTTCGACTTAATCGCGCAGTGGAGAATCTAGGCATTGGCTTTGCTAACCCAGCGATCGCTGATTACATCTCTAATCTAGAACGATCAGCAGCGGTTGCAGATGACATCCTTCGCCCAGCCTTTCAGGGGTTGCTCACAACTACTGGGTCATTAGTTCAATCTCAGAAGCTTCTCAATGATGCAATCACAATTAGTCGCGCATCTGGCATTGACCTTGCCACAGTTACAGAGGATCTAGGCAAGGGCTACATTGGTATCACAAAGGGTCTGGTCAAGTATAACACAGGCTTAACTAGAGCAGAGCTTCAGTCTAAATCATTCAATGAGATCCTTGGTATTACTCTAAAGCGTTCAGCAGGTGCAGCTGAGGATTACCTAGATACTACAGCTTACAAGTTCGATGTTCTAAGCGTTGCGACTTCTAACGCTTCAGAGATTATTGGCGGCGGCTTAATCGATGCCTTTGCCCTAGTAGGTGGCGGCACAGATGCCAATGATGCAGCCTTTGTAATCGAAGGCATTGCGACTGCTCTGAGCAAGGTCACAGTGCAAGCAGGTCGCACAATTGGCGTTATTCCGACCCTTATTAACAATCTAAAGAATCTGCCTAAGAACATCTTTGCTGGCTTTGCTGGCGCACAACTAGGCGTGAACATTGCAATCCCTGAGAAGAAGGAAGAAGTCAAACTTACCCTCACTCAGAAGAAGCAGAATGAATTACTAGCCAAGCTAGAGAAGGATTCGCTAAAGCGCGAGCGCGAGAGACTTGCTCTAAAGAATAAGCAACTAGCAGCAGACAAAGCTAAGGCGATTATCGCTAAGGGTGAAGCTGCTCTACTCAAAGGCAATGAAGTCTTTGACATGGATAAGATTCAGGTTGCAGCAGCTCTTACTAACCAAGCAGAACAACTAGCCAAGGCAACCAATGGCGCACAGATCTTGCAGATTGCTAATGACACTGCTCGCCTTAATGTTAAGAAGTCGATCTCTGAGTTAGAAGATGCTATCGCTTCCAAGGATGAAGCTGCTATTAGACGAGCAACTGCAAAGCTTAATGAGGATCTCAAAGTCCTTGGCACTTTAGAGAAGCAAGACATTAAACTCCAAGACATTAAGTCAATCCTTGATAGCCTAAAGCCTAAAGACTTAATCAACATTGCTAACCTAGAAGCTGCACTTAATTTATTAGGCAAGATCAACCTTGCTCAGACTGGCTCGACTAAAGCACCTACAAGCACAACAAGCACAACAGCTTCAGCAGCAGCGACAGTGATGGCTAAGCCAACATTGACTAACACCCCCTTTGCTGAGGGTGGCTTATTTAACTTGGAAGATGTCGCTCGTTCATCCTTGCTGGCTGGTCTAGCAGGTGGCGCAGGTGTAGCAGGTGCGGTCAGCGGTTCACGCTATGCAGCCCAAGCTGCTAATCAGTACAACATTACAATCCAGACAGGCGTGGGCGATCCTAACGCTATTGCTGAAGCACTTGACGATCTTCTAGTAAGCGCAGCGCAGCGAGGTACTTTGAGAGGTTACACAATCGCATGACATGGCTTCCAGAATGGCGTGTGACTGTAGGTGATGATGTCTATACGACTGTCACCTCTGTTTCCTATGCATCTGGTCGCGTGGACATTGATCGTCAACCTACAGCAGGTTACTGCCGAGTAGAAATCATCAATACAGATGGTTCACCTTTTACCATCAATGTCACAGAGCCAATCACTTTAGAATTAAAAAACAGCAGCGGCACTTATGTCACTGTATTCGGTGGCGAAGTTTCAGACTTTAACATTGGAGTCCGTAGCCCTGAAGAATCAGGTTATGTCACTACTGGCACTATCTTGGGCATTGGTAGTCTCGCAAGGCTTTCCAAGGCTGTCTATAACACAGCACTTGCAGAAGGTTTAGACGGCGCACAAATCGCAGCAATCCTTGGTGCAGCCCTTAACCTGTCATGGGCTGAGGTAACTCCAACCCTGACGTGGGCAACCTATCCAGCAACAGTCACATGGGATGAAGCAGAGTCCTACATTGGCACAATTGACTCAGGCTCTTACACAATGATCGCCCTTGCAGCAAGTGAGACTGCTAAGTCTCAGACCTTGGCAGATCAGATTGCCACTAGCGCATTAGGTCAGATCTACGAAGATCGCTATGGCAATGTTAATTATGACGATCAAGACCATCGCACTAACTATCTTGCAGCTTATGGCTACACCTTGCTCGATGGCTCTTATGCAAGCCCTAACACCATTAGAAGCACTACACAGTTTTCACCCATCGCCAACACCCTAATTTTTAGTTACGCAAAGGATAAGCATTCG